TTGGGAGCGCGAGCGGCTGAAGGTCAATCCGCCGCAATCCGATCTGTTCGTGGTGGCACCGGTGGCAGCGGCAGCAGCACAGCCAGCCGCCGCCTTGCCCGTCAATGTCATCGAACTCGCCGCGAAAAAATCACTCGCCAGCATGCTGGCGTAACGCTGTTCAAACAAGCCGCGCCACGAGAGTAATGGCGAGGGTGAGGGTCATTCAATGCAGATGCAAACCAGGATCGGCGGCGTCGCCTTTACGCACGACGACGAATACCGCCGCGACGTTGAAATCAGCAAGGGCGATGTCATGATCAAAGTGCCGATGGAAGCCTTGCGCCAATTGGTGGCCGAAAGCATCCGTCATGAAACGCTGGCCAGCATCGCCAAGGCCAAGCCCGAAACTTTTCTGAAGCGGATTGCCTGATGAGCATTCTCGACGGCATCGACATTGCCAGCCTGCAAAGCCGCCTGGCGAGTTTGCAGCAGGCCTATCTGGACCTCTCATCGGGCGCCAAGGGCGAAAGCTATTCCTACACGCAGGGCGACGGCTCGAAGTCCGTCACCTATACGCGGGTCAATATCGAGGCACTCACCCAGGCCATTCTGGCGGTGCAAGCACAAATCGACCGGCTCAGTGGCGTTCGGCTCAATCGCCGGCCGCCGCTGCGCCCCTTCTTCTAAAACGCCATGAGCCTGATCGTCGATAGCCGCGGCCAACCACTGAGCCCGGCGGGAAAGGCACGCGCCGATGTCGGTAACAACACCTCGGCCATGCCCGGCAATAGCCTGTATCAGTTCCCCTATGACGCGGCCAACTGGACCACGCAGGAGATGGGCAACTGGCTGCCCTGGATACGTTCGCCCGACTCCGAAATCAACCTGTTTCGTGACCGGATGGTGGCGCGCTCGCGCGACCTGTCGCGCAATGACGGCTGGGCCAATGGCGGCATTACCCGTATTCTCGACAATACCGTCGGCACCCACCTGCGGCTGTCGGCCAACCCCGATTACCGGGCCCTGGCCTTGCGCTCCGGCGTCAAGGCCTTCGACGCGGTCTGGGCCGATGAATTCCGCCGCGCCGCCGAAGCCCTCTGGCGCGGCTTTGCCGAAAACGCCGGGCACTATAACGACGTCTCCCGGCAATTGACGATCGGTCAACAGTTTCGTCTGGCCATGCGCCACAAGCTGATCGACGGCGAAAGCCTGGGGCTCATGTACTGGATGCCGGAACGGGTCGGCAGCGGCGGCGCCGACTATGCCACCGCGCTGCTGTTGGTCGATCCCGATCGCCTCAGCAACCCGTTCCAGATGATCGATTCCAAGAACATGCGCGGCGGCATCGAGATCGACGAATACGGCGTCCAGATCGCCGCCCACATTCGCAAAGCCGAACAGAACGACTGGTATCTGGCGATGGAAGCCAATACCTGGGAACGCATCGAGTTCGAAGATGAAGACGGCTGGCGCCGCGTCATTCTCGACTACGATCGCGACCGCGCCGGTCAGCATCGCGGCGTCGGCGTATTCACGCCGGTGCTGTCGCACGCCAAGATGCTGGCGCGCTATTACGGCGTCGAGCTGCAGGCGGCGACCATTGCCGCCACCTTCGGCACCTATGTCACCAGTCCCTATGATCCGGCCCTCGTGCAAGATGCGCTGGGTGCCGGCGACGGCGAAGAACTGCCGCTGTACCAATCCTTGCGTGCTCAGTGGGCCAAAGAACGGCCGGCGCTACTCAACGGCGCGCGCATTCCGACCCTGGCGCCGGGCGAGTTGATTACAGGGGTGTCGAGCGAACATCCGCATGGCAACTTCGGTGAATTTGCCCACGAAATGCTGCGCACCATTGCCGCGGCTTTGGGTTTGAGTGCCGAACAGATTACTCAGGACTGGAGCAAGACCAATTACAGCAGCGCCCGTGCCGCACTCCTCGAGTCCTGGAAAACGCTGACGCGGCGCGCCAGCGAATTCAAAACGAATACCGCGTCTCCGGTCTATGGGAATTGGCTATGGGAATCCATGGATCTGCGCGAGCTGCCGCTGCCCGCCGGGGCCCCGAGCTACCGCGAAGCGCGCACTGCCTATTCGCGCTGCGACTGGCTGGGCGTCGCCCGTGGATGGGTCGATCCGACCAAGGAAAAACAAGGTGCCATTCTCGGTATGGACGCCGGTCTATCCACGCTGAAACGAGAATGCGCCGAACAAGGCCTGGACTGGGAAGAGGTCATTCATCAGCGGGCCATCGAAATCGCCCAATTCAAAGAACTCGGCATTGAACTGCCGCTCTGGGCCGGCAATGTCGATGCCACCAAAGCCGCTCAGCAGGAAGAGGAGCCGCAAGCACAATGAGTCATCAACACCTGCCGCACCTGGCGCAGCGGCTGTTCAATACACCGCTGGCCATTACCCCGGGCAAGATCGAAATCATCATGGCCGCGCTCGCCGATCGCTTCGGCCTGGCGAAACTATTCCGCGCCGATGGCCAGGTGGTCATGTTCGATGCATTCGACATGGGCGAACCGGCCAGCGACAAGGGTTACAAGGTGGTCGAAGGCATCGCGATCATTCCGATTACGGGCACCCTGGTGCAGAAACTCGGCAGCCTGCATCCCTGGTCAGGCATGACCGGCTATGACGGCATTCGCGCCAACCTCAGCATGGCCCTGGCCGATGCAGCGGTGCGCGCCGTCGTGCTCGATATCGAGAGTCCCGGCGGCGAAGTGTCCGGCTGTTTCGATCTGGTCGACTCGATTTACGCGGCGCGCGACAAAAAGCCGATCTGGTCGATTCTCACGGAATCGGCCTATTCAGCCGCTTACGCCATCGCCAGTGCCACCGACCGCATCATCGTGCCGCGCACGGGCGGCACCGGCAGTGTCGGCGTCATCTGCGCCCACGTCGACTTTTCCAAGGCGCTGAGCGCGGCCGGCATCGCCGTCACGCTGATTACCTACGGCGAGCACAAAGCCGACGGCAATGAATTCGAGCCGCTCTCGACCGCGGCGCTGGAACGTTTTCAGGCGGATGTCGACGCCATGGGCGATCTGTTCGTCGCCACGGTGGCACGCAACCGCAACCTATCCCCGGCCAGCGTGCGCAAAACGCAGGCCGCCACCTACCTCGGCGCCGCTGGCGTCGAGATCGGCTTCGCCGACGCCGTCATGGCGCCGGATGAGGCATTTCATTCCCTGCTCGTCGAGCTGGGTTAGTCGCTACTGGTACTGAAAGGAGCTTGATGATGGCTGCATTAATGAAAAAAGTGGCGAATGCGCTCTCGTTCGCGCATCTGACCGGCGTGAAGTCACGTGCCGCCGCAGAGGATGAAGAGGAAAAAGACAAGAACCCGGCCGAGCGTGACCATGAAGACGGCACCGCCAAGAAGGGCAAGAAGGCCAAAGGCGAACCGGACGATGAGCGCGTCGAAAACAGCGGCGATGACGAAGATGCCGCTGCCGAAGATCCGCCCGCCACCGACGACGATGAAGACGAAGATGGCGACAAGAAAGCCAAGAAAGCCCGGGCCCGCGCCGAAGACGGTGAAGAGGCCGAAGACGATGACGAGGACGGCGAAAACGAGATGCGTGGCAAGTCGCCGGTGGCCGCTGCCCGCCGCCGCGAGCAAGCGCGCTGCGGCGCGATCTTCGCCTCGCCGGCCGCCGCGCGCAATCCTGCCCTGGCCGCCAATCTGGCGTTCAAGACGCGCATGACCCGCCAGGAAGCGCTGGCCGTGCTCGAGGGCACACCGGCCTCCGCCGGCGCGCCGGCCAGTCGTTCCGCCCGTAATCCGCATGTCGGGTCCGGCGGCAGCGCGCAGCCGACCTCGCAGCAGGCCGTCGCGTCCAATTGGGACCGCGCCTTCGTCAAAGCCAATCCCGGCCGCCGTTAATCCAACCTTCACGAAACTCACACAAACTCACGAAAGGAAACTGCAATCATGGGAAACCCCACTGTTACGCCGCTGGCGGAGATCCTCCATGCCGGCGGCTTTATCGTCTCCGAAGCCAACGGCCACCGCTCGCGCGATGCCATCATCCTGACCGGCGCCTTGCTCGTTCTGGCCGGGTCCGTGCTCGGCCAGGTCACCACCGGTGCTGCCGCCGTCGCTGCCGCGCTGGGTACCAACACCGGCAACGGCACTTTCGGCGCCATCACGCCGGTGGCCGTGCCGACCCCGCTCGGTGCCTACGTGGCGTTGTTCACTGATGCCACGCATTTCACGGTGACAGCACCCGACGGTGCCACTGCAGCCGGCACCACCGGCGTTGCGTTCAATGCCCTCGGCATCGTATTCACCATCACCGCGGGCGGCACCGCCTTCGTTGCCGGTGATTCATTCACCATTACCGCCACGCAAAAGGTGGGCAGTCCCGGCATTTCCTCTGCCGCCGGCACCAATACCGGCAACGGCACGCTGGGCTCGCTCACTGCCAACGGTTTTGCGCCGCAACTGGGCGCTTATACCGTCAGCTTCGCCGATGCCACGCACTTCGTCGTATCCGATGTCGGCGGTGCCGAATTTGGCCACGGCACCACCGGCGTCGCCTTCAGTGGCGGCGGTCTCGGCTTCACCATCACGGCCGGCGCCACACCCTTTGCGCCCGGCGACAGCTTCACCATCACGGTTTCGGCGGGGTCCGGCAAGTGGCGTCCGTGGGACCCGGGCAACGCCGACGGCAGCCAGTTCGCCACCGGTATCCTGTTCGCTGCCAAAGACGTGACGACGGCCGACCTTGCTGCCCTGGCCATCAGCCGCGATGCCGAAGTCAATGCCACCGAGCTGGTCTGGCCGGCTGACATCAGTGCAGCGCAAATCACTTCCGGCCTGGCGCAGCTCAAGAGCGTCGGAATCATCGCGCGCTGAACCCCGCGCCTCACCACCTCACCACCAAAGCCACCTGCGGGTGGCATTTTTTTCCCTTAAAGGAGCAACGTCATGGCTGGCGACATTCTCGACATTTTCCACGGTGATCCGTTTACTGCGATTGCCTTGACCGACGCAGTACAACGCAACCCGTACCAGCCCGTTGGTTTGGGCGCCCTCAACATCTTCGATCCCGATCCGATCCGCACCAAGGCCTTGGCGGTCGAAGAGCGCACCGGCAAGCTGACCCTGATTCCCTTCTCTGAGCGCGGCGCCGAAGGCCTGCAGCGCACCACCGAGAAGCGCAAGATGCGCTACTTCGAAGTGCCGCGCTTGATGCACGACGACACGGTGTATGCCGAAGAAGTGCAAGGCATTCGCGAGTTCGGCACCGAGAGCGTCATGATGCAGATCGAAACCGAAGTCGCGCGCCGTCTGTCCGGCCCCACCGGCTTGCTGGCGAGTGTGGAATTCACCAAGGAATACCTGCGCCTCGCGGCACTGCAGGGCAAGGTGCTCAACCCCGCTGACGGCAGCGTGCTCTACGACTGGTGCGACGAGTTCAATATCGTGCAGGCCGCCGAGGTCGCTTTCAATCTGGCGGCCGGCACGCCCAACACGCTGCGGCCGATTTGCAACGGCATCATCCGGACCATGGCGCGCAAAGCGCAAGGTGCCTTCACCACCGGTACGCGCGCCTATGCGATGTGCGGCGATACGTTCTACGACGATTTCGTCAACCATCCCGATGTCATTCGCACCTTCGTGAACTGGTCGGATGCCAAGGCGTTGCGCGACAACAGCCAGGGTGCCGCCTTCGAAGCGTTCGATTTCGCCGGCATCACCTGGTTCAACTACCGCGGGTCTGACGATAACGCCACCATCAAGGTCGCCGACGACGCGGTCCGTTTCTTCCCGGTCGGCGCCCCAGGCATCTTCCGCGAGGCAATGGCGCCCGGCGAAACCGTGGATTGGGTCAACACACCGGGCAAACCCTCTTACGTGCTGCCGATCTTCGATGTGCAGCGGCGCATGTGGTGGAAGATGGAGGCGTATGCCTATCCGCTCTTCATCTGCACCCGCCCTGAAGTGTTGCTGTCCGGGCGCGCCGGGGCGTAAGCGTGATCGATTGGGATGCCGCTGTCCTGTCGCCACTCGCCGAAGTGTTCGGCGAGTCGATGCTCTATTTGCCGGTGAATGGTGCTGCATTCAAGTTCACCGGCATATTCGACGAGGCGTATCACGAAGTCGATCTGGTCAGCGGCACCGCCGTCGCCTCGACCCGGCCCGTCTGCGGCATCCGCACCGCCGAATTTCCCGGCGGCTATGATCCGGAAGCGGCCCAGGACGATCAATTGCTGCGCCTCAAAACCGGTGTCACCTATGTCGTCAAAAGCGGCGAGCCCGACGGTCACGGCGCCGCCAAGCTGCTGCTCAACTTCGTGAGTGCCTGAGTATGTCGCTGCCCTTGCTGCCCATGCTGGCCCGCCGTCAGGTGCGCCTGGCGGTGGTTGCCGCCATTGCCGCGATTCAGGAGGTGAACGGCATTGCCAGCATCGATTCGCCGGGCGACTGGACCACGCCGCCGAGCAAATTGCCGGCGGTCCTGGTGCGTGGCACCAGCGAGCGCAAGGCGGCCATCGGCAAGGGTATCTTTGAATTCAACACCACGGCCGTCATCGAGATCGAGGCCCGGCTGGAGGCGGCCACCGCCGTCGCCGCGCAAGACGCCATCGAGGCGCTCGGCTATGCCATCGAAGTGGCGGTGCTGACCAATTATTCGGTCGTCGCGATGGTGCAGCAAGCGACGGCGATCGAGACCGAGACGGAAGTGTCCTCCGACGGCCGC